GATGACGCCGGCAACACTAAGATTTTTTCTGTTGGTAATAACAAGATTATTAGCGGCACAACTACACTGGTCGACGAAACTCCCGGCAGTTACACAATTAACGCTGATGATTGGAAGCTTGTAGATTTTAACGGCCGCATCTATATGTTTCAGCGAGGCTTTGAGCCTTTAGTGTATGACAACACCTCTGGCGCTGTACAAGCTATGAGTGACCATACGCACGCTAGCGGCGTTGCTAGCACCATGTACGGTAACGAAGTGTTAGCGGCTTACGGAAGGCTCTGGACGGCAGACTTCAGTACCAACAAATCTACTATTTACTGGTCTGATTTATTAGACGGCATTAGCTGGACGGGCGGCTCTAGTGGCAACATAGATATCTCTAAGGTATGGCCTGACGGATACGATGAAATTGTGGCTTTAGCGGCGCACAACAACGCGTTAATTATATTTGGTAAGCACAGCATTATTGTTTACGAAGGCGCTACGTCTCCTGCGTCAATGACTTTGGCAGATACCGTCTCAGGAATTGGCTGTGTTAATAGAGATACAGTCCAGTACACAGGTACGGATGTGTTGTTTCTTTCGCACACAGGACTTAAAAGCTTTGGCAGAACGATACAAGAAAAATCAATGCCGATTAGTAGTTTGTCAGGCAACATTACTAAGGACATTATTTCGGCCCTGCAAAATGAGACTGAGTTCTTTAGGTCTATATACAGCCCAGAAGAGGGCTTCTACCTACTGACCTTTACAGGGCAGGATGTAACGTACTGTTTTGACGTACGTGGCACATTAGAGAATGGCTCGTACCGTGTGACTCGATGGCCTTCTACGAATTTTACGGCGTTTACAAGGCTTGATAACGGAACGTTGTATGTCGGCACTACAGCAGGTATTAGTACGTACACAGGTTATAGCGACAATGGCGATGGCTATCGTTTTGCATACTACAGCCCAAGTCTGACGTTTGGTGACAGCTCAAGGATTAAGATCCTCAAGAAGCTCAAGCCAACATTGGTTGGCGCTAACAACTCTGTGGTGTTTATGAAGTGGGCGTATGACTTTGATACCACATACGCTACGGCAGAGTTTACGGTAGGCACCCAGATCACGGGTTTCTACGGTGAAAGCGAATATACAACGGTTGAGTTCACGGGCGGACAGTTAACTAACCAGCGTAGTCTTAATACGACAGGATATGGAACCAGTGTTCAGGTAGGTCTTGAGTCAGAAATTGATGGGTCACCCTTATCACTACAAGAAATTAACGTAATGGCTTTGATAGGTAAATTGCTATGAATCTAAATATACCCGGATACACTGGAACTGGCGGCGGATTGTCAAATGGTGGCTTAAACATTCCGGGATACACCGGAACAAGCGGCGGTTTAGCGGGAGGGGGACTTAATATACCTACGCTAGGCAATGCCAATATACCTCAAGCTCTTGCCGCGGCAACTTCAGGCGGTACGGGCGGCTTTGGTCAAATTGCTGGCGGATTAGGCGATATCTTTGGTGGATTAATGGGAGCGGGACAGTCTGTTCTTAACTCGCCTGATGCGCTTATGGGTCTTGCTGGAGGACTTCTTACAAAGGAGTCGTATGACCGCCTTAGCGACATTGGATCGCAAGCTAAGCAAGAGGCTATGGGCCTTGCAGAGCGCGGACAACGAGAGTCAGAGTTCAGGCCATTTACTGTAACAACTCCTACCGGCGCTATGTTTACTTCTCGTATGAGTGGTCAGCCTAGCATGGGACAACCTATGCCACAGCCTTTTGTCACCAGTGATCGGCTAGTAAGCGATATAGGACAGCCTTCAATGATGTTGCCTCCAAACATTGACCAGCTGATAAGTCAGATAGATATGCAAATGCCCGGTCAAATGCCACAGCCGGGACAATTAAGCCCGACCGAGGCTAAAGGAAGATTGTTGGATTTACTTGGAAGTAGCCCGTCTTCTTCTCAATTTGCTCCTCCCCCCGGAATGTCTGCTAGGCCTGAAATGCCTATGATGCAAACGGCAGACATGGCCATTTTTACAGATCCAATAACTGGCAGGGAAATGTCTGGAAGCGGCACTCTTGAGAAATATAGAAGACAACTAAAAGACTATTACGATGCTACTCCCGGCTCCCAACAGTATTACGAGGGGATGGAAAGACAACAACAGATGGAGCGATTCCCATCTTTGTTTGGAGCCCCTCAGCCAGAAAGACTTGCTCAACAACAGCCTACTACAGGCGGCCTTCAAGTAGGCATGACGTTATCACCGCAAGAACAAGCACTACAGCAACAGCTATTAGGCGGTGCCGGTGGTTTCTTTGGTCAGGCGGCTCAACCTACTATGGATCGTGAGCAGGCTGTATTCGAGCGTATACGGGCCGCACAGCGCCCTGAAGAGCAACGGCAACGTCTAGCACTGGAAGAGCGTTTAGCGGCTCAGGGGCGATTAGGGACGTCCTCAGCGGCATACGGTGGCGCTACTCCCGAACTGATGGCTCAGCAGACAGCAATACAAGAGTCTCGCAATCAAGCGATGTTAAGCGCTATGCAACAAGCTCAAGCAGAGCAGGCACAGCAAGCGGCCCTTGGTCAGACGTTCCTAGGGTCAGGCTACATGCCACAGCAGGCATTGTTAGAAGCGGCTATGCCCGGAATCATGCAACAAGAGCTGGCTCAGCAAGGTCAACAGTTTGGTACTGGCTTGTTTGCAGAGACAGGACTGTCAGGCATTGAGGCTCAGTTGTTACAGGAGCAGGCGCGAGCCAATCTACTTGGCGGCATCGGCGGCAATTTAATCTCAGGCATAATTAATCAACAGCGTGCGGCCACAGCGGCTCCTAGCAGTAGCGGGGGAGGCTCTAGTTTAGGCGGATTATTTGGTGGCATTGTTGATGGGCTTGGCGATGTAGGCTCAGGAATCAAAAACTTATTAGGAATTGGAGGCTAATTATGGCTAAGTTTTCAGAAGCATTTTTGCAGTCAATGACACAGCCTGCATACCAAGAGGGCTTGTTTACTGCGGCTAGAAACCTTGGTGGATTGCCTGGGCGAATTAGAGAAGAGCAAGAAACAAGAGCAACGCAAGAATCTCTTGTAAACATGATGAATACAAATAGCAGGATTGCAGAGACTGGCAATGTAAAAGGTCTTGAGGATCAAAGAGTTCGACTAACAGAGATGTTAAGCGCGGCTCAAAGCGATCAAAGCCGAGATATGATTTTGCAAGAGCTTAGCAGGGTTGAGGGACTTCGTGATGTTGCAAAGCCTGCCGCCCAACAAAGAGACATTAATACTTTGTTGCGAGCAGAACAGTCTTTAGCTGAGGCAGATAAACAAATTTCTACTCTCCAAGGTGATGCAAGCGCAGAAGGTCAAATTAAATTAGATGCCGCAATTAGAGCAAAACAAGCAATTCAAAGCAGGGTTGACTCTCTTAAATCTAACGCGTCTTTAGTTACCGCGGCAGACAATCAAAAGATTGACATGGAAATAGCCTCTCTTACAAAAGACGAAGCCTTAAGGTCTGCTCGTAAAAATGAAATGATAGCCAAGCTTAAATCAGTGCCTGTTAACTCAGAGGCTTGGAATGCTTTAGTTGAAGAGGCTGAAAATAAAAATCTTGGCTCGGCAGTTAACTCAGTAATTACAGAGCTTAATGATCTTGAGTTAAAGCGTCTTGAAGTTGCTAAGGCGCAAGAAGACCAGCGAAAATTAACTAATGAAGAAATTGCAGAGCTTGCGGAAGCTAAGGTGCCACTTTCTCGTGGACTATCCGATATTGAAAGACGTAGACGATATACAGTATTTGCCAATGCTCAAATTGAAAAATCAGTAAATAAAGCTACTCGGCTTTTAGATGTTCCTAGCGAAGCAAAAGCAAACGCCTTAATAAAAACAACTTTGAATTTTATGGTTCGCGATGCCGAGCTAGAAGGCTATCCACTTATGCAAGACCTTTCTGACAAATTAGAAAGCTTGCTTAAAGATCCAGAGGAAATAGAAATAATTCAAGGTCTTGTTGCCGACTTAACGGGGAGTGAAATAATTCCTGCAGTTGAAAGTTATATCAAAGATAGATTTCCTAAAAGATATTCTGAGTATCAGCAGTTTAGAAAAACTAGAATAGAAGAAGCCGAGGATTACAATATTATTTTGGAAGCTATATACAAAGACGATCCAAGCCTTAATAGGAATGATCCTACTGGAGTTGATCAGGCTAGGGCGGAAATGAGGGCAGAGCAAAAAATTGCAGAAATAATTAGAGAGGTTCAAGGATCTAAGCGCGACCCAGACCTTATTCAAGATGCAAAATTACAAAGCCTAATGCTTCCTCGATAAATTTAAAATTGGTGTACGTAAATGTCTAAAGTAGAGTCGGTAACAAAAGCAATACTAGAAAGAAGGTTAGGAAAAAACCTTCAAAACTCTGTTGCGTCCGAAAAAGACAGCTCTGAAATTAAAGATGTTGCGTTAAGAATAGCAAACAGAAGAAAAGCTAGATCGGAAGGCTTAGCTTTAGAGGCCGCGCAAGGTTTTACTTTTGGGCTGGCTGATGAATTTACCGCAACAATGGAGTCTTTAACAACCGGCAAAACATACTCTGAATCCAAAGAGGAGTATGAGGCTAAGCGACGTGCGTTTAAAAAGAA